TCATCAAAGTTCAATACTCTATTACCTATTGAAGAAGTAAAATCTTTAATTCTTCTAGATTCAAAGATTACCTGATCAGAAATTACTTCATTGTCTATTCTTAAAGTTTTTTCTCTAGCAAGGTCAAAATCAAATACACTATTCATATCCATGATGGATATTAAATCTGTAATAACATCAAAATTACTTTCTGTCTGTACAGTGCTTACTCCAACACTAACTTCATCTCTTATAACCAAATCACTAAAATTTTTAAATCCTGCAGTGTGGTTTAAAGATGATACTGCATTTTCCCATTTCTCAAGTGGAACTTCAGATTTAATAGAATATGAGAAATATTGATAATAATCACTATCAAATAGTCTTTGACTATCATTATTTAAAAATCCACTATCATCTTTCCAACCTTCTTTAGATATAGAGGAAGATTCTACATTATATAAAGATCTATATCCTACAACCTGAGTAACAGTTCCTTTTACTCCAGAAGATTCTCCAGTAACACTATCTCCTACTTCATAATCTTGAGGTGATGATATTTTTAAAAATGCGTTTGTTGCATTGAAAGATTGAAGAACTCCTACAGCTTTATGAGAAACTATAGTTTCCCCAATATCAAATTTATTGCCTTTTAAAGAAATATCAAAAATTGGAAAATCTTCTTCATTAATAACTCTTCCAGTAGAAGATGTAGGATTAAATGTTCCAGCAATTTTTCCTTCAGGAATAATACCAGATAAACTATAACTGATAGATCCAGCAGCACCACCTATATTAGCATCTGTTGATAAAATCTCAAATAATCTATAATCATAACTTGCAGAGTTATAACCAATTCCTGTAGTACCAACCCCAACACTAACTCCCTCAATCATTACTTTTTTACCAGTCTCAAATGGGAAATCTGAGAGAGTTGTAAATGTAGCACCTAAGGTCACTGTTACTAACTTTGTTCCAAAATCAAAGTCCATTCCAGAAATTTTAATTCCATTAGAATTACTAGTTGGACGAATTATTGGGGTAACATTGTTTAAAGATCTGGTGTTCTTTAAAATAGTAACTTCCTCATCTCCTAGTTCATAATCTAAATCAACATCGCTAACCACTTTTTGAGTTGTTCCATCTAAAACAATTAATCCAGGAGATTCTAGATAATTTTTTCCAGATGAAGTAATACCAATTCTTTTAAGAGATTCTAAAGCATCAACTTTTACTAATTGAGGAATTTGAGATTCTGGTTTAAGACTTCTATCTGATGAATAGTCAAATCCAATATCTTGAATGTCAACATCAAGTATTCTGCCAACATTAGAACCAAAAAGTTCTAATATAGCATTATTACCTAAATCAGATGTGATAGTGGTAATTCCTGGAAGAGATCTATACCCATGCCCCCTATTTTTTAAGTTAACTGAATTTATAGGTCCATATACATTTGTACTAGTAGTGGTGTAAGAAAAATCACCATCTGTTTCATCATATTGAAGTTTTGGAGAAGATTTTCTAGCAGAAAAACTAAAAGATGTAGATGCTATACCAACTACACCAACTACAGAATAAGCAGAAGTTAAAGGATTATTCTCTAGATCTAAAGTATTAGAATTCTCAATATTTAAAGTATCTCTAATAATTTCTTTCTTAACTGCTTTATTTAAAGTATCATTTATTGGTATTAAATTATAATACAATACTTCAGAAATTTCTTCTACATTTTTGATTGTTACATTTGCAGTTGTATCAATGCCAACTTCACCAGATGAAGTTAAATTAAAAGTATCTGTTAATGATGAAGAATAAAATCTATCAGTTAATAATTTGTCATTATAGATAGCAAAATCAAAAGAACTATATGAAACTCCATTATCAATAAATGATAAACTAGAATCAGAAAGATCAAATTTAATTTCCTGATTTCTTTGTGTAACTATTTTAGGATTAATAGGTGAAATAGTACCATCTTGAGTGCTAGTAATATTAATTGTCTCAGGAATAACCTTTACAGATTGATAATATTGATTGGATAATTTAATTTTATCTTTGTCTACAACTACAACATAATAAATCCCATTATCTACTAATCCTCCTGGTGAGGTTGTAGCAGTAGAAATAACTTTCTGTCCGCTAATATAACCATGATCAGATATGGTAATAGTATTATCTGATGTATTAATACCTGCTTTAATATAAGTTCTAGGATTAATAACTAATCTTCTATTAAAATCATTATATGCTACATTAACAGTGGTGGTCACTCCACTCAAAATAGAAAGATTTACAACGTCCTCATTTAAAAGACCATGAGTAGAAGCAGTTGATACTGTTGCTAAAGTTCTAGTAACAGTACCACTTAAAACATTAGTATAATTTGTTTTAAAACTATGTTTTACACCAGTTCCAATTCCAGTAAAGAATAAAGTGCTAATATTAGTAGTGCTATTAATACCTATGAATGATCCAGTAGCTCCTAATCCAACTCTAGCAGTGGCTATACCAATCAAATCTTGACTAATTGGAGCAGCATACAAAGTTTGATCATTAGAGAGACTAAACGTCATAGTACCATCAGTTGAAACCCCTAAAGCAGTTCCATCATTAGTTTTATAAGTTAACTCATCTCCTAATTTTAAATTATGTTCTCTAAAATAAATGGATTTGGTAGGAATGAATATTTCACTTATTCCAGTTCCTGGATTAGAAAATACTACAGTAGAACCAATACCAACTCCAAAGGAAGTTCCTAACGCTACAGAGTCTGCAGGATTAAAGTATAATTCCCTATTATAGGTAAGACCATTAGTAATATTACTAATATTGTTAATAAAACTAAAGTTTCTTGGTTTAGTTTCTAAATTAGAAGTTGCTGTATGAGCAGATCCTATAGTAGAATTATGATTTCTTAAAACTCTAAGTCTCTTATTATCTAAGTCTATATTTAATACTTTTACTTGCTCAGTCCCTATACCTAAAACATCATTAGGTCTAACTTGAAATCTATCTGCAATTCTACCATTAACATTAAAGAAAGTAACAAGACCAGTAGCACCAGCAGAGCTTATTCCAACATCTAAAGAAAAATTATTTGTAGTTATTCCAGCAGTGACTATTTTATTGTTGGTTACTCCATTAGTGCTTAATCCGCTAATAGTAAGAAATTCTGTTTCAAATAAATTATGAGGAGATGTAGTATATCCTACAAATTCACCTGGTTTTCTATTAGGAGCAAATTCTACGTTTAAAAATGTAGAATTAGATACACTAATATCTGTTATGGTTTTTCCTTTAATATTTTCTACCTTAGCTTGAACTCCAGATCCACTAGTTCCAGAATTATTAAATTCTATAATATCATTTACTCTATAATTATCACCTCCTGTTTTTATTCCTACATTAGATATTGTTCCAGTAGATGTTGAAGTTATGATAGTTTTTTGCTTTCTAATAGCATTTGGATCTACTAAAAATTCATAAACAGATTTATTAAATAAGAAATTATAAACACTAGTATTTCTTATTAAACTAGTGTTATTAATATCAACATCATCTTGATTAGAATTATAATCAAAGTTATAATCAATAGATTCAGACTTATATGAATTACCTATAAAATATGGGAATTGTGGTTGTCTATAATTTTTAAATGCCCCTTCAGAATCTTTAACATCTGGATTAATAGTGGCAAAGTAAGCATATACACCATTAGGATAGTCTGGAGTTTTGCAAAATCTACCATTATGTTGATCTAAATCCTTATCTGCTTGATATTGATAATCTTCAACAAAAAATCCTCTTTCATATATTTCTTCACCTGCAGATGTAAGTGGGTTAGGTCTCTCTGATGATATAGAAACAGAATATCCAGATGTAAGAACTTTTACTTCTCCCCCACCATTATCAGAATAACCATATGGACCATAAATTGGAGATCCATCATAGGACCATCCAATAATAGGAGAATGATTTATAGAATCTTGTTCAATATCCTCCTCTAAACGTAAATCTGGGACAAAGACTTCTTTATCACCTAGATCTTTCTTAACATTAACAGATTGTCTTAATTTTCTAGGAACATATAAATGAGAATATTCTAAACCAAATTCATCTCTAGATCCTTCACTTACTACTCCATCATCAGATGTAATCTGATTATTCTGTATCAATCTTTCTACACTATTAATTGTCCATGTTTTTGGTTTAGAGAAGAACTTAGCACCATCTCCATTTGGAGTAACTGCAATACTTGTACTTGAAGAACTATATCCAGTTCCAACATGAGATACTACTACAGAATCTATAGTTCCTGATTTTAATATTGGTACTAAAACAGTTCCTTTTCCATCTCCATTTACAAGTAATTCTGGAGGAGAATTGTATCCTGACCCTTCATTCTTAACTACTACTGATTTTATTTTTCCGTCATGAGATACTATAGGAATTAATTGAGCATCTTTTCCTTTATTTAAAGTAAATTCTGGTTGTCTATTATAATTAATAATTTCAGATGATCCATAACCAACACCACCATATGGAATATATACTGATTTTATAGATCCCCTAGCAATAGGTCTTAATGTTGCATTAAAATTCTGACCACTAAATGTAGAAACTCCTATATTACCATCAACTGTTATTGTTATAGGAGGATAATTAAATTCATGAACGCCAACGCCACCAGAAAATAAATTAACATATTCTTTATTTTTTAAGTAGAAATTTTGAGCTGTAGATCCTATTCCAACTTCAGATAATCTAAAAGAACCACTGTCTACCTTAGAAACAAAATAATCAGTTTGAGTAGAAAGTCCAGTGATAGGAGTTGTAGATTTAGTATCATATCTTATTTTATCTCCATCACTATAACCATGATCTTTAATTATAATTGTATTATTAGAAGTATTAATTCCAGATGATGTAATTGCAGTTAATCTATTCCTATATCCAATTCCAGAACTAGCAACACTAACAGAACTAACAATTCTCTTTTGAGAAGCGCAATCAAACTGATGAATACCTACACCATAACCAGTTAAATCTATAGGTGAAAGTCCATCTATAGAATCATCATATTTTTTATGTAAAGTTACTGTAGTTGCACTTTTAACACAACAATAATATGCAGCACCTGTAGTCAATCCAGCTATAACAGTTTGACCTTCTGGATTATAAATTACAAGTTCTCCATCTCTAAATTTATGAAATGTAGAGAATCCTACAATATTATTAGTGATATTTACTAATCCACCAAGTTCTGTAGAATTAAACTCTACAGAATGATCTATTAATTTTAAATTAGCATACGCAATACAACCTGTGCCATTTCCACCATCTATTTTTAAAGTTGGTGTAGTTAAATAATCAAATCCACTATCAACTACATCAATTCTCTCTACATTTCCTTCTACTTCACAAAGAGCAGAACATCCAATTCCAGTCTTGTCAGAAAGAGTAAGAATAGGAGGATTTACTATATCATAATTTTTTCCTCCACTGGTAACATCTATTTCAGATAATGTACCATAATTAATGATATCATTTGATTTATAATTAAAAATTTCAACTCCATTCACTAATATGCCAATTTTTCCAGGTTTAGTTGATTCTGAAATACTACTAACTGGAGGTTTAACTTTTCTCAATAATTTTTGACCTTGTATAGTCTTATTAGCAAATTTTGCTAATTTAAATTTATTATTAGTGACACCTCCAGAAAATGTTACAAAAATATTATTATCTACGTTAGAAGAACTTCTAGCAATTTTGAAAGTATCAATATCTACTTTTTTAACAAAATATTCTTCCTCTGCTAAATCTAATTTATTATTACCTTCTCCAGCTGCATATCTTATTTTTTCTCCAGTAATTAATCCATGATTAGGAATAGTAATATTAGTGCTTTCATTAAATACACCAGTAAATGTAAGATCTGTTTGTCTAATATCTAAACCTTCATCAAGATAGTCTGGAATGGAAGAGGAAGCTACATAAACACAATAATCATCATTAATGTCTACGTAAGAATTTTGAACATTTGTAGTAAATATATTTGCGTTGGGATAATTAGATAAATTGGCTTTGGATACTAATCTTTGAATTCTATAATTTACATTGGCAGATAATTCTCCTGCACCTTTCACTAAAACTTCCTTAGAACTAATCAAACCTATAATGGTGCATTCTACATCATTAATAAGAGCTCTATCTCCTATAATGAAACTATGTGGATCAAAAAGATTTAATTGATAGGTAAAGTTGGAGGAATCTACAAGATTAAAAGTTTGAACATCATAAGTTATAGAAACATTAGGCTGTAAAGATTTGGTAATTAAATCTGAAGAATTAACTCCTAATCCTCTAGGTTCTATGGCATCTCCAATTTCATTAAAATTATCAACATTATAATCTAGATCTAAATTACCTAAAACACCAGTTACTCTAACTTTGACTACATTAGCTGTTCCTAATCCAGAGTAACCATAAGCAAAAGCATCCAATCTAACATCTTGCTTACTATTAAGATTTACATTAACTCCAGTGCAACCATAAAATTGATTTAATGATTTTGATGTATACTTTATAGTAGATAATTTGTTAGTTGCATAATTAGCAATTAAAGTTCCAGTAGTTCCAAAACCAACAGTGGAATCTACTGTTAAAACAGTAGATCCTACAGAAACAGAACCTACTAATTTGGTATTAGGGTGAATAGAAAAATCATCAGATAATCTATCACTTTTTTTATCATAATCTAAACTTAATCTAAAATAAGATTTTCCATCCCTTACAATCTGTTCTACATCACTTATAGCTGAAGTAGCTTTAGGTAATCCAGCAACAGAATCTTGAAATATGTTTCTATTAATGAGATCTAAGGGATTTCCTTCAATAGCCTCAACCACTATTTTTTTAGATACCTTATAATCTGAATTTGAAGGAATAAAGAGAAAATCTCTTGGTTTTATTACCTCTACATCTTCTCCATATAACGCACGAAATAAAATCTCAAAAGATTGATCAGTTCCTTTAGATGAATAAAAATCTTTTGACTGTTTTATGAATAATCCTTTATCAATACCATCAGCAAGAGTTCTTTCTTCAAAACCAGGTGTAATTTGTTTTTTTACCTTTTTAAAAAACTCTTGTAAAAATCTAATACTTAAATTATTAACTACTGTTCCTGAAGAATGGGTAGCGATGCCTGATTCAGAGAATACTAACTCATCAGGTTTATTAACGCTTCTATATGATGTAATTCCACTAAATCCCCTAGCACACCCAGTAAAAGAATTAGTTGTAACTCCAGTATATGTAACAATTTCATCATCAATCTGAATTAATCCATAAGTATTAGGAAATCCAGTGGTAGATTTAACATTTATAGTATTATTTGCTATTCCAACATTATCAGACAGAGTTGTAGAATCTACAAGATTTGTTAATTCATCAATTTTTATATATTTGTCAATATTCTGCAAAATATCAAGTGTAGATCCTTGATTTTCTATAGCAGTATAATATTGCTCTAAAAATTCTCCAGCAAGAGGAAAATTTCCTCTTACATAATCAGGAAGTTGATTACTAACAACGGAACTAATTTTGACTCTGTTATTTTCTGACATTTTATAGTAGTGTTAATTTCCTGCTAATAAAAGGATTAATATGTTGATGATGTAGTAGGAGTAATTGCTGTAGAAGATGATGTAGTAGATGGTGTAACGTCAGATACTGCTGGATTTCCTTGAAGTTCTGGTTGAATAGTACCTCCTAATACATATGTATCCAATGACTGAAGGGATGTATTTTGACCCTCATCTTCAGTCAATCTTGCTATATTTCCTCTAAGGTAACTTGAGGTAGCTGTGTAACTACTACCAGAAGATCCCTCACCAGAACCTATAGTATCAGTTACCATATCTATAGTGCTCTTACCAACATCTAATTGCAAATAAAGATCTTGCAATCCAATTACATCATTTGATTGTGGACAAGCTGCCACTTCTATAACTGGCATTTCTTGAATTTTCTTTGATGTACCTGTCAAAGTAATTGCTTTTAATAAAATTTCACCTTTGCTATAAAAAATTGTTCCTACATTAGTCTTTACTACCACTGGATTATTTCTAGATTCCAATCTAAAGAAAAATAAAGATCCAGTTCTCTTATCTGCTGCTGGTTTATCACCCAAGTAAAGAGTGTCAGCTTGACCAAATATGGTAAATCCTGATGATTGAATATTATAACCATTCATATTTTTTATATAAAATGGATTTCCAAAACACAATTCATATTCAGCAGCTTGATTTAATAGGGGTTTCATATCCCTACGTATAGTAACTTTGGTGATATTAGATGTTATTGATTCATTACTATTATCTACAACAGTTTGAAATTTACTATATCTAAATTTTGCTCCATATTTATTCATTTCAGAGGAATCTGCATATGAATTAATATTATTTGTCACTATTGTTTTTACTGCTGATGCATCAGATGCTAAATTTGGGTTATAATATGCATTTACATCAACTTCTACATACAAATATTTCAAATCTTGTATTTCAGTCACTATTCCTGCAACAGAATACTTTCTTAATTGAGTTTTTAAGTTATTTTTGATAGAATCTGGAACATATGGTCCATAAAATGGTTTTATGGTGATAAAAACCTTTCCCCATTGAGGTGGACTCAATTCTTCACCTCCAAAAACAGAAACAGACTCTGCTTCTGGATAAATTTTAGGAATTAATGCTTCATAATCACCTGCTGTAACAGCTCTATTGTAAGTAGAGTAAATTTTAGGTGCATAACGCTTAATTGACTCTACAGATTCAATTTGTTTACCACCTACAGAATCTTCTATAGTAGTAATAATTGAAATTCCTGTACTTACAAGGTTATTGTTGTTATCTACAATTCTACCATTGAATGAGAATGATGAGACATTGTTTCCAGAAGATCCATTTGTAGTAATATAAGAAACTTCAATATAATTTAATGATTCTAGTTTTTCACCAAAGACTCCATCACCAAAAATAATCTCATATCTCTGATCTTCAATTTCTTGAAGAAAATATACACAAGAAGAGGAAGTAACTTCTATTAAAGTATCAGAAAATATATATTTTTTAGCACTAGTGCTTGCTTGAGTAGGACGAACTCGCACTTCTAAGGTAGAAGTGTCAATATCTGCATTTTCTAAGATGTATTTTGTAGGTGGTGCAGGGTTTTCTGATGAAACAGTGAAATTTGAGGTTAAAAATGTGCCTTCATAAATTTGTATATTGGTAAATGTAGCAATTCCATCTACTACAGGCACTGTGATGTCACTTGGAATGCAAAATGAGTAACTTTCTGACCCAAATACTGATGCAGCAGTTGTTACAACACCTTTTTTAAGGGTTAGGGTAACTGGTTTAGTAGTAAATCCAGTTGTATCTACAAAAAATGAAACTATCGCCTTTGATGCAGTGATAGATCTGGGTGTATAACCTATATTTCTCGCTAATGCAACTACATTTTCTCTTAAAGTGGCACTATCAATGAAAACTTCATTGCTAATCATGTTAGCATTGTAAGAATTGATGTACGTATTGTATGCCAATACATCAATTATACTTGAAAGGTTTGATCCTTCAAAGTCATAATCAGTAAAATTGGAATTTGCCCTCAAATAATCCTTCAAAGAAGTTTTTATTTGATTAAAATCTAGATCTGTGAAATTAACTAATGCCATTTATCTTGTTGGCTGTAGTGCAAATGCTAATTGTTGAGGAAGAGCATCAATTCCTATAATATTATAAGTTATAACTACATCAAAAGCATTACCTTCATAGTCAGGAGTTGCCTTTACACTTACTAATTTCACTCTTGGTTCATAATTATCAACAGTATCTTTAATATCATCCTCTACAATAGAAGCTGATATATCATCCATGTTATCAAATAGAGTTTCATACACTCTAGAACCTAGATTTGGGTTAAAAAACTTTTCACCAGGTCTTGTAAGTACTAAATTACGCACAGAACGAGCGATTGCAACCTCATTTTTGGTTGCAATCAAGTCTGAGGTAATAGGATTGACCTGAAAGGACATACTTAGATCCTTAAATCCCCTACTGATCCTTTCTACAGGCATGAAATAACGTTAAATATAAGTTATTTATTCACGTTCTTTGGCAATCTTCCAGAAGTAGTCATCTTCATTACCCATACCATCATAATCAAACCCATTTTCTACTTGATAGTATACTGTAGAGACCTTAAAATCAGGTTTCTTAGGTTCTTTTGGCGTAAGACTGTTATCAAATATTCTCATTCTATTATTTGGATACAGCGCATACTGTCCATTTTCCAATTCTATCAGGTTATGTGATTTATGTTCTGCAGGTGTTTCACTTGTAGAGTAATCTACTGTATCAGGATCATCATGGTAGTTATCTAGAGTGGCAATGTAAGTGCCCTTCATGGTTCCATAGTCCCTTGTATAGAGCTCATAGGACATTGACCCTATAAACTGTTTTTGTATTGCTGTGACCCCATAATCCATACAGTTCCAAAACTGTAGATTATGCAATGTCATATCAGGATCAGGCAATTTAGGGTCACTTAGAAAAGCACTAATAGGTAACTTATCATACATCGCTGCATAATCTGGTAAATAGGTCTCAAAATAAAAAGCACGTCCAGGCATACTCTTTGCAGATACCCAGACGCCTTTTACAAATTCACCATGACCACTGTTATGATCAGTTAAATATTCTTTTCTGACCCATACCTCAATTGCAGGAAGGTTGCAGATTAAAGAACTCATTTATCTTCCTTGCCCCCTATACTTCTTTTTTGCTCTATTGGAACTAGTAGCAGCATACTTAGTATGTTTACCAGAACCTTGGTTGCTCTTCTTGGGTACAGTTTCTACAAACTCATTACCAGAGAGAGATTTTCGCACAGGCATTAGTTTTCATCCTCCAATTGTTTCATAATTTGCTCAGACATTGCAAGAACATTAGAAACGCTCTTGAGATTTTCTATTTGGAACATTACATCAGCAATGTGTTTGCTAATATAAGGTTCTTCACTTCTTGCTGCAAAGGCAAGAGCATTCCTTAGTGATGCAACTGCCTCATCCAATGAGTCTTGTACTTGTTTTGATAGTGCCATAAGAGGTTCCCCTAGATTACCCTTGTTTTCTCATGACCCACTCTAATTCTTGGATCACACCAAATCTTCTCACCTTGCTCAATAGCATCTAA